ATGCAAAAGCCCAACAGTCTGCGAAAAGCCTTAACTGATGCGGTGCCGGTACTGCGTACCAACCCCGACATGCTTTGTCTTCGCCTGGACGATGGCTGCAATACGGCGACGCTGGCGCGCTCCCTGTCGTTTGAAAAGCGGTACACGCTTAACATCGTGGTGACGGATTTCACCGACGATATTGACCTGTTGTTTGTGCCGATTATGGCCTGGCTGCGCGTCAATCAGCCGGACATCATGACAACCGATGAAGGAAGAAAAAAGGGCTTTATCTGGTATGCCGACATTAATAACGACAGTAGCCTAGATGTCAGCATCAGCCTGTTGCTGACCGAGCGAACGCTGGTCAAAGAGATCGACGGCGCGCTGCACGTTGAGAACATCCCGGAGCCGACACCGCCGGAGCCGGTAGCGCGCCCCGTTGAGATGTGGAGTAATGGCGAACGGGTGAGTAAATGGGATGAATGACTTCAAACCCTTTGAGGACAAGCTTGCCGGGTTGATAGCGGCCCTTTCTCCTGCCGGACGTCGCCGGATGACCGCCGACATTGCGAAGAAACTACGCCAGCGGCAACAGCAGCGCATTAAATCGCAGAAAGCCCCGGATGGTACGCCATTTGCCCCGCGTAAGCGCCAGCCCGTCAGAGCAAAGCAAGGCCGGATTAAGCGCGAAATGTTCGCGAAACTGCGTACCAGCCGCTATATGAAAGCGAGCGGCGGCGACAGCGCGGCGGTGGTGGAATTTACCGGGAAAGTGCAGCGCATCGCCCGCGTGCATCAGCTCGGGCTCAAGGATAAACCATCCCCCAAAAGCGCCGCCGTCGAGTACCCACAGCGTCAGCTCCTGGGCTTTACCGAAGATGACCGGCAGCTTGTGGAAAGCGTCATCATTGACTACCTCGCCGATTAACTCTATACCAGCTCGCGCAAACCACTACAGATTACTGCCGGATATTTCTGACGGTATTGTACTACTAATAAGCAGCAAGAGTTCGAAATGCGGTAATTAGTTCTAACCTTTAATTTTTTTCCTTATGTCCGAGAAAAAGTCAGAGATATGTTCTTCTTTTAAATTTAATCCCGAGATATTATTGTATTCAGATTCTATTGCAGGGGAGTTTTTTAGTGCGATCATTATCTGGCAGAGATAAGAGATGATAGCTTCTCGTGGCATGGTGTTTTTACTGTAATAATTAATAAAGGTTTCACCAAACCAAGAGGGTCGATTTGAAATGTGGTTTTTCATTTCTATTAATGCTTCATTAAGTTGCGCTATTGTAGTTATTCCAACCAAATTCAAACCATTTAAGAGGTACTCAAGGTTTTTATCTTCATTTCTACCGCGAACCTTAACTCCATGTGTTTTTCGGATTTGATTTGAAATTTCATCTATAAGCTTGCTTTTATTTAAAAATTCATCTATCACAACAATGTCTAAAGTGGAATAACCAGAGCCACTTTCAAGTTCATTAGCAACTTCTTGTTGTCTGGCTGTGATTTTATCCTTGATTTTAATGAATTCGTCATCAGCTAACTCTAATAGTCCCGCTAGTCGAGAAAAATATCGCCTTATCTCGTTGGGAAGTCCTGTAGCTGACTTATACCCAATGTCATGTTCGATCTCAGCCCAAGCGTGTTGAAGTATCGAGCGTATTTGAATTTCGGCTTTAATGTTTCTATATGTCTCGTACTCTTTTAAATTTAAACGAGTATTATTTAGGGATGCTATGTAGTGTAGTGAAAGATAGCCAAATTTCTCAGGCTCGATGGATATTCTTTTATCGATGGAGTTTTCGGTGTCAATTAGGAATTCCCTTTCAACTAATGCTGCTATTTTGTCAACATCATCAGCGTAATGGGTTATAATTCTGATGCCCACAATGTCGGTGATATCCATTATTGAATTATATTTATTCTTTTTGTTTATTTTCTTTTCAAGGCTTTTTCTTGTTTTAACCCTAGAGTCAAGTGAGTGAATAGAGATTTCTGCATTCCGAATCAATGTGTTCAGCAGCGATTTGAGGACTAGGGCATAGGATTCAAATTTATCTTTTTGCTCATCGTAACTGATTAGAATTTCTGACATGTATGCACCGGAGTATGTTAATTAGTTAGGTTTTTTTTCATCAATGAGATTATCTCCATATTCGCTTCGAACGATGCGTTGTGTCAACTACAGCAAAACCCCCTTGGATTGTTAGGAACGATTCCATGCGGCATCCTTTCCCCTATGAATACTCTCGCATCTATTCAGGAACTTGCCCGCGCGATACGCAACATGCTCCGCACCGGCATCGTCGTCGAAACTGACCTCGACGCCGGGCGCTGTCGCGTGCAGAGCGGCGGCATTTATACCGACTGGCTCCAGTGGCTGACGCATCGGGCCGGGCGCTCGCGCACCTGGTGGGCTCCCTCCATTGGTGAGCAGGTGATGATTCTGGCCGTGGGCGGTGAGCTCGATACCGCTTTTGTGCTGCCGGGTATTTATTCCGACGACAACCCCGCGCCGTCGGTCTCGGAGGATGCTTGGCACGTTGAGTTTCCCGACGGTGCCGTTATGAGTTATGAGCCGGAGACCGGCGCGCTGACTGTCACCGGCATTAAAACCGCCGATGTGACCGCATCCGACTTGGTTGCCGTCAGCGTGCCGGTTGTGCTGGTCAAAGCTTCGACTCGCGTCAACCTCGATTCACCGGAGGTGGTCTGCACCAATAAGTTGATGACCGGTACGCTGGAGGTAAAGAACGGCGGCAAGATGTCTGGCTATATCGAGCACGGCGGCGGCTCATTTTCTTCTAACGGCAAGGTGCTCAACACCCATAAACACCCTGGCGACAGCGGTGGAGAAACGGGGGAACCACTATGATAGCGCGTTATCTCGGCATGAATCGCGTGACCGGTGAAAGCATTTTAGACGTTGATCATATCAGCCAGAGCATCGGGGATATCCTGCGCGCGCCCATCGGCTCCCGCGTCATGTGTCGTGAATACGGCTCGCTGTTGTCGCAGATGATAGATCAGCCTCAGACCCCGGCGCTTGAGCTGCCAATTATGTCGGCGTGCTACATAGCGATCCTGAAGTGGGAACCGCGCGTCAGGCTGACCAGTATCACTACAGAGCGGCAGTTTAACGGGCAAATGGTCGTCGACGTGACCGGCCAAATCACCGATACCGGCGAGAGCCTTTCCTTAACCATGCCTGTGAGTTGAATCTATGGCAGTTATCGACCTGAGCCAGCTCCCCGCGGCTGATGTAGTGGAAACGCTGGATTTTGAAACCATCCTCACCGAACGCAAAGCGACGCTGATTTCACTGTACCCAGAAGATGAGCAGGAAGCGGTCGCCAGGATATTAACGCTGGAGTCTGAGCCACTGGTGAAATATCTCGAAGAGAATGCCTATCGCGAGGTGATTTTACGCCAGCGCATTAATGAGGCGGCGAAAGCCGGGATGGTGGCCTATGCCATCAAAAACGACCTCGACCAGCTCGCGGCAAATAATAACGTTGAATGCCTGGTCATCACTCCGGGTGACGATACGCAAATACCGCCAGTGGATGCGGTATTGGAATCTGACAGTGATTTACGCCAGCGCATCCCGGCGGCATCTGAGGGCATGACTGTTGCAGGGCCGACCGGTACCTATGAGTTTCATGCCCTGAGTGCCGATGGTCGCGTACCGGATGCCTCGGCTAACAGCCCGGCACTGGCAGAAGTCACTATCGCCGTCCTGTCTCGTGAAGGTGACGGCACAGCATCAGATGATTTATTGCAGGCGGTCAGTACCGCACTGAATGATGAGAGTGTACGCCCGGTTGCTGACCGCCTGACGGTTGTGTCGGCTGAAATAGTAAATTATGCAATTGACGCGGTGTTGTATGTCTACCCCGGCCCGGCGACCGAGCCGATTCTGCTGCTGCCAAAGCACAGTTAACCGCGCATATCACGGAACAGAGCCGCCTCGGTCGTGACATCCGAATATCGGCGATTTACGCCGCGTTGCATGTGCAGGAGGGGCAGCGCGTCGAACTGTGCGGGCCTCTGGCTGACGTCGTGCTCGATAAAAACTAGGCCGCGTACCAAAGAGCGTTACCATCAATGCACAAACATAAAGTGCAATTGTACGTTTGTAACGATGGAATCGGAGGAGCATTTTATTGTTACACCCGGTACGATAGTACTGGCCCCACCTCACCCGACTGTTGGTGGTCAGCGGTCATTGTGGCTCTGATAAATTTCCGATAAATGTTCGCCGCGAGCGGTTTTTTTATGTGCTCTGAAAAATGGCGGGAAAAAATCCACCGCCAATTCATCGCCACTTTAAAAGCAGGCAACAAAAAAGCCACTCTTTAGAGTGGCTTAATTATATAATTTTAAAGATAAAATTTGGTGGCCCCTGTTGGGTTTGAACCAACGACCAAGCGATTATGAGAATGGCGTTGCCATCCTACCTTAAGATACTTTGTCATAATAAATCAATGAGTTAACAAACTCATTGACACTGTATAAATAACCAGAAATACTCTGTTTTACCTGTTTATGACACCCCCACGGGACCCCCAGAATGGAACCCCCGTGACCAAACGATCTTTTCTGCGCAACGAGTATGACTGAAAAAACGTTCAGATTTACCAAATCGAGAATTGAGGGTTTACCTCCGGCGTTAAAAGGTTCCCGGGTGGAATACCGTGATACTGAGGTACCCGGGCTTATCCTGCGCGTTACCGCTGGTGGAGTGAAGACGTTCAGTGTCTCGCGTAAAAAGCACGGTGAGCACTTTCGGGTGACGCTGGGGCGATTCCCGGATCTAAGCGTCGAAAATGCCAGAGTGATGGCCATAAGGTCTCTGGGTGAAATGAGCATGACCCGGAAGAACCCAAACGACCTGCGGAAGCAGGATGAAAAACGGCTGATAACGTTGCTGGATGCTTTTGAAGAGCGCCTGAAGGTGAGAGGGCACCGGATTAGCCAGACCACAGCTGATCAATACCGAGGGCTACTCACCAATTATTCCGGTGACTGGATGAATCAGCCAATGCTGCATATCACCCGTGAACGAGTAGAGAAGCGACACAAAGCCATTTCGGAAGGTACTGTGTGGTTTGGTGAGGATCGTTCAAAGTTTCGCGCAGGTGTCGGAACGGGAAGCAAATCACAGGCCGATGCCTGGGGACGAGCTATCCGGGCTGTATTCCGTTTTGCATGGGATCATTATCGGGACGATGAGGGCCGTAGTCTGTTACCTGAACCGCCGACTATGGTACTGAGCACTAAAGGGCACTGGCACGGGTTGGTGCGTAAAACTGAGCGTGTCAGGAATACCGATCTGGGACGCTGGTTCGCAGCTATTGAGCAGGTACGCCTGCAGGCCGCTGAAAATCGCGATGACTTCGCACAAGCAGCGTGTGACGCAATATATATGGCGATGTTTACGGGACTCCGTAAGTCTGAAATTCTTCAACTTGAGTGGAGTCGGGTTAATATTCCTGCCCTTTATTTCTGGATTGATAAGACGAAGAACGGCGATCCGCTGGAACTTCCAATTATCCCCTCGTTATTGAAAATGTTCCGCCGCCGGTTATCACTTCGAAAAGGTGATGAGCCATATGTATTCCCCGGAAAAGATGGTGGTGTTATCAGTGAGTCGAGAAAGGTAATAAACAGGATTGTCGCTGCAACTGTTCCTGTACCTAATCCTGATGCTTTGCCGCCAGTTAGTTTCAAATACCACGATGCCCGCCGTACGTTTGGATCTGCTGCTGCTCTTGCTGGTCTAGGGCATGACTTGATTAAACGGCTGTTGAACCATAGAACACTACGTAGCGCTGACGTAACGGAAGGGTACTTGCATTTTGGCGCTGATGAGTTGCAGGAACATGCTGAGAAAGTGGAGCGCTATTTGTTGGAAAAGGCTGGGCTGATGGAGAGTAAAAAGGCTATTGATGCACAGCTGCTGGCAGTCATGGCATCGATGAGTGATGAAGAAAAAAGGACGCTAATTTTCAATCTGATGAATCAGACTTCTGCAGGAGCTGCTAATGATTAACTTAACTCAAAAAATTGAAGAGGCTATTCATCAGGTTTCAGTTGGAGCTATTAAACTTTCGTCTTTACGCGGTGATTTTAACGCCGTATTGAATGCCTTAACCATAAATAAAAAAGATTATGAAGAACCTGTTTTATATGAAATTCCAGATAAGTATTCCGATGCCTTTAATAGACTGACATTAAGTGGCGAGTTATCAGAGTTGGTACTATTTACAGAGAAATATGGTATCAAATGCTCCCAGGACGATTCTCAGGCAATGAGTGCGGCTATTCTCCTGTATTCTCAGTCTCAGTTTGAGATAGCTCAGACTGTGGCCGATAGAATCTATGCCGATAGGTTGAGAATGCGCATATATCCTAATGTATTACGAGACCTCCAAGATCGAGCATACAAAGAAAGACTAAAAGAAAATGCGAAGAAGCCACGTAATAAACATTACAGCGAGGCAATTAGGATCGCTAAGGACACATGGAGCCGTTACCCTACGGCTAGTAAGAATGGGATGTGTCAAAAACTCCATGGGTATTTCAATGGACAGGTTAGCATCGACACTCTTGATCGTTGGATTAAGGCAGCCAAAATAAAACCTCCTGTAACATCAAAAGCAACGTCATTTTCATTGATTTTGTAGGTAGGGGCATAGTAGCTATGCACCCTGCATAGCTCTTATCCCTGCCTGCCTAATTGTTTTCATCAACAATAGAGTAACTCCGGTGCTAACTTGTCATACACGGAGCTACTTATGCATTTAGTTGAATCGAATACTCCTAAGAGACTCACCCGCAATGAGGCCGCTGCTCACCTTGGCGTTAATGCTCAGACATTGGCGAACTGGGCTCATACAGGGCGGGTAAAAATCCCATTTCATAAAGTCGGGCGCAAGGTCATTTATTTCAAATCCGATCTTGATGCTTATCTGGATTCCACGCGTAGAACTCAGACGGCGTGAGGTGGGCTATGGCAGATAAAACAAAGGCGGCCATGCCGGGCCGCCAATGCAATAACACTAAACATATTCAGGATACCAGGGTTAACGCTGGTGGTCAAAGAATGAGCCAGCGCAATTCTGCGCCCGCTGATTTTATTCAGCTTTTTTGCAAAGCCTTTTCGCATCCAGGACGCAATACATCTCGCTCCTTGCTTCCGCAGAGGATCTTTGTCGTGAAGCAGGATTTTAAGAGAAAGGCGGCAACAATTAAAACAGCCGCCAAGATAATAATTTTTTTCATTGCTCATCCTTTTGGCTCGATGCCGCGTGATTGTAGCTCTTTGCGGATTATTCGCTTTATCCAGGCAGCCAGCGACTCATCACCATCTTGCTGCTGGGCCTGTTCCATTAGCTCACGTAACTCAGGGTCTAGTCTGAACTGGAATGGTGGATTACCACGTCTTTCATTTTTGTGTGTTGACACGTCAATTACACCCGATGTAATGTGTTTATGTGTAATGACACATTACATACATGTGTTGCAAATAGCAACGCCCCGAAGTGCGGGAACACTACCGAGGCGTCTAACCAAACCGTTAAAAGAGGTAACGATTATGGCTGATCACCAGCATACCCAAACTCGCCCTAAATTTACATGGTTGTTCCTAGCTAAGCCTAAAAGCCATCCCGATTGCCAGCCGGTAATCGTCCGTTTTAGTGCAGATACAGAGGACGTGGCGCGCCAGGCGTTCCCTGGCTGGAGCCTGACCTTTGCCGCAAAGATTCGTACAGAATCACCTTGCCGATTTGCTTTCCTCGATTACGCCTCAGGAATGTCGCTGGCATTCGATAACAGGGAGGTGCGCCATGCATAGCCAGATACCTATGCTCAATGTGAGTCTGCATGTATCCCCAGCTTTTACTGGTCGAATTCTGGTGTATGTGAAAAACGGGGTTGTTATTTCAGATAATCCGATTGGTGATGAAGAAATTATTGCTTCTCCTCGAACTATCACCGAAATGCTTGAACGTGCTGGCTACCGTATAACGCCGATTAATAAGGGATAACACGATGAAAAAGAAAAATACCGGGTTTACCTCCGGGGGCTTCACTCATCCTGAGATCCTGCCGGGCGATATTTACCAGGATAAACGGGGCGAGCGTGTAACGGTTTTATCTGCAACACCAAGCCGCATTTGTTTTATTCGCGACGGGTATACGGGGGAATGTGCATTTCCTGCGGTTCGTTTTCTGAGGGAGTTCACGCCAGTGAAGCGCCAGACAATCGCCGAATGGTGCGACACCAACAATACAGCAGAAAAGATAAAGAAAATTCGCGCGATGATTGCCGCTAAGAGGGCAGGGAAATGAAAAACGCACCGAACGTGAAGCAACTGCCGAAGGACAAATTTACGGAGGCGATTATTTTTGCTGGTGCTGACGCATGGAGTCATGCCAAACAATGGGAAGAGGGATTAGGTAAACAGATTGCGGAAGACACCACGCCTCCTGTTTATCTGGGGCCGCGGCAACTGGAGGAACTGGACAACCTGCGCATTATCGATGATGGCCGCCGAGCTGCGCGGGTGTACCTGGCTGGCGATATCGAGACGTCGATGATTAGTGCCATTGGTGCCAAGCTGGCACAGGCCGGGGTACAGGACGCAAAACTTTATAAGGGTATTCCCGATACTCATCCGGAGGACTGGCGCGATCATCTTAATCGGATTAGGGAAGGAAAAAGCACAGTAGTAAATCTGCCAGTGACGAAAAGAGAACCAGCGCATGATGAAGTTAGCCCGGCTCTGAACCAGATGGGGGCCAGTCAACGCGGGCAAGTGCTGCTGGCGCATTACGATGGCGACCTGGCTATTCATGCAGATTCGGACATGGTTCACCACTATAACGGTGTGATCTGGAATCCACTCCCGGATAAAGAGCTGCAACGGGCGATGGCACAGATTTACATCGATGCTGAGGTAGCCTATTCGCAAAATGCCATCAAATCGGCGGTGGAAACCATGAAACTTAGCCTGCCGGTGATGGGAGTCACGGCCCGTAACCTTATTGGCTTCAGTAATGGCGTATTTGATACCCGAACAGGGGTATTCAGGGAGCATTGCAAAACCGACTGGCTGTTGATTGCCAGTGAGCTGCCATTCAGTCCACCAGCTGAGGGGGAGACACTGGCCAGCCATGCGCCGAACTTCTGGAAGTGGTTACGACGTTCCGTGGCCAACAACGACCGCAAAACAGACCGTGTGCTGGCGGCGCTATTTATGGTACTGGCGAATCGGTACGACTGGCAGTTATTCCTTGAGATTACGGGGCCAGGCGGTAGCGGGAAAAGTGTGATGGCGGAAATCTGCACCATGCTGGCGGGTAAGGCCAATACAGTATCAGCCAGCATGAAAGCGCTGGAGGATGCCAGAGACAGAGCGCTGGTGGTGGGGTACTCATTGATCATCATGCCGGATATGACCCGCTATGCTGGCGACGGCGCCGGGATTAAGGCCATTACGGGCGGTGATAAGGTTTCTATCGACCCGAAACATAAAGCACCATACTCAACCCGTATTCCAGCGGTGGTACTTGCCGTAAACAACAACGCTATGACCTTCAGCGACCGTAGTGGGGGAATATCGCGTCGGCGGGTCATATTCAACTTCACGGAAGTTGTTCCGGAAAACGAGCGCGATACGATGCTGGCTGAAAAGATAGAAGGTGAGTTGGCCGTCATCATTCGCCACCTATTGACCCGCTTTTCCAGCCAGGACGAAGCCAAACAGCTGCTGCATGAACAGCAGAAGTCAGAAGAGGCACTGGCTATCAAGCGTGAAGGTGATTCGCTGGTGGATTTCTGCGGTTATCTGATGGCGTCGGTAGTGTGTGATGGGATGTTTATCGGCAATGCGGAGATTGTGCCATTCAGTCCGCGCAAATATCTGTATCACGCCTATCTGGCATACATGCGGGCCAACGGTCTGAGTAAGCCGGTTTCTTTGATGCGGTTTGGAACCGATATGCCAGGTGCAATGGCTGAGTACGGCAAGGAGTACCAGAAGCGAAAGACTAAACACGGGATACGCTCCAACGTCACCCTGCATGATGATTCCGGAGAGTGGATGCCGTCATGTGCAACTACCTCAGAGAGTGGAGGAGAAGAGTAAAGTTATAGATAAAGTGTTCACCAGTATTCATCATGTTAAAATATATATTAATTACATGGTGTTAAGGGGTGAACACTTATTTATTAAGTCTTCACCAAAGTATTCACCTGTTCACCTTTTGATTGTTTTTTGTTCTGGAAGGTGAAGGGGCAGGTGAATACTTGTGAACACATAAAAACATAGTGTTCACTGCTTAACCATATGAATTTAATAATTAAAATTGATAAGGTGAACGGGTGAACACTTAAGCGTATATTTTTATTTTTTTACACCAGCAATACCTGGAGGGAACAATGCAACGGTTAAATGAAATCAAAAATCGCCTTGAGGTGATTGAGAAAGCGCTTGGTGAACAATATCCGCGTTTTAAAGCAGATCCCGAAATTACCGGGCAGATAACTGACCTGAAGGACTACGTGCAGGAGGAACGCAAAAGGATTCAGAAACAGAAAGCGCGGGGGGAGTTGTCAGAGTTTGAATCAGCCTTCATTGAACCAGCCATTAACGATGTGTATCTGTCATCTCTCGATAAAATCAGACGAGGTTCAAAACCAAGCAGCAGGGTTAATGACTACATTTGCGATACCTCATCCACACTGGGTTACTGGCTCTTCCAGATCAGGGATTACAAGGGCAAGAAAGATCAGTAGCAGGGCATAAACCAAATTGCCGGGGAAACCCGGTTTTTTTGACTCTAAATCTAATTAACCTGTTTTTCTGATAAAAATAATTTTACTTACCACTTTAATCGATCAATGATGGCGCGTATACCACTAGACACGATAAGGGTAAGAGGATGGCAGAACGAAGCAATAAGCAGCACGATAAAGGCGGTACGGTTCATATCGATGCTGAAACCATGAAAAAAATAGAGGCGTATCAGGCATTCATCCGTAAGAATCACCCGGATATGCCCGTACCAACGAAAGGCCAGATTGTGCGCAGCAGCGTTAACTACTGGCATCACCAGACGCTGGGGGCCTGGGTATGAAATCCTGGTACACCATCAAAGCAGCCAGCGATGCCACCAGCGCCAATATCAGTATTTATGAGGAGATCGGCGGCTGGGGTATCACTGCTCAACAGTTCTCTGAAGACCTGAAAGCCCTGGGCGATATTTCCCATATCAGCCTTCACATCCACTCACCCGGCGGTGACGTGTTCGACGGCATCGCTATCTACAACCTTCTGAATAAACACCCTGCAAAAGTCACAGTGCATATCGATGGCCTGGCTGCCTCTATGGCCTCAGTCATTGCGATGGCCGGTGACCGCATCGTTATGCCGGAAAACGCACTCATGATGATCCACAAGCCGTGGGGAATCTCCGGTGGTAATGCCAACGATATGCGCGACTATGCCGAGCTGCTGGATAAAGTTGAAAACGTCCTGATCCCGGCTTACGCCCGCAAAACTGGCAAGTCTGCTGAAGTGCTGGCGGCCATGCTGGAGGATGAGACCTGGATGGATGGTCGTGAATGTGTAGCGCAGGGATTCGCCGATGAGTTGTTACCGGCGGTCAGCGCAATGGCCTGTATTGAATCGAAACGAATTGAGGATTTTGAGCATATGCCAAAAGAGATTAAAGGGATGATCACCGGTCCGAAAGGTTCCACCAGTAGTGCGGTGCCGGAACAGAACCGTATCAACGGGATTAAAGACCTGTTTGCTATGTTCGGCGGTAAGCATGATTCACTGAAAATTCAGTGCCTGGAAGATGTGGACTGCACGCCGGAAAAAGCGAAAGACATGCTGCTGACTGCCCTGGGCAAGAGTGCGACCCCATCGAACAAAAGCACTTATTCACACATTTACGCTGGTAACGGCAACATCACCGGCGACGCTATCCGCCAGGGGCTTTATTCCCGTCTGGGTCACGAACGCGCCGAACGCGGGAACCCTTATGCCATGATGAGCCTGTTTGATATGGCTCAGGCATCGCTGGTGGATCGTGGCATTAGTATCAGCGGCTTTGGCAACCGCTCGCAAATTGTGAATCTGGCCTTTACGCACAGTACCAGCGACTTTTCCCATATCCTTGCTGGTGGCGCTGAGAAATCTGTTCTTACAGGCTGGCAGAACAGCGGTGAAACTTTCCAGCAGTGGACGAAAACCGGCTCGCTATCCAACTTCCATGAAGCCAAGCGCGTTGGGCTGAATGGCTTTTCTGAGCTGGAAAAGGTGCCAGAGGGGGCTGAATACAAATATGTCACTACCAGTGACAGCGGCGTACCTATCGCGCTTGCGACGTATGGCAATATCTTCTCCATTACCCGCCAGGCCATCATCAATGACGATTTGAGCCAACTGACGACCGTTCCTCAGGCTATGGGCCGTGCTGCAGCGCGTACTGTAGGTAATCTGGTCTATCTGAACCTGACTGCGAACAGCAAGTTTACAGACGGTAAGCCGCTATTCCATGCCGACCATAAAAACCTCATCGCTAAAGGGATGGATACTGACGGACTTAATGAAGCCCGTAAGGCTATGCGCCTGCAGGAAGACGCGAACGGCGATCCGATCAATGTCATTCCTGCCTATATTCTCGTTCCTGCGGCGCTGGAAGGGGCAGCCAATCGCGCGGTGCTCTCATCTTCCTCGCTGTTCCCGGTGGATCAGGACGGCACACTGAACCAGAACTCCGGCATCATTAACGTGGTTAAAGATATGGCTCAGGTTGTGGTTGAGCCGCGACTGGATAAGTCAGACAACAAGCAGTGGTATGTTGCGGCGGCACAGGGCACAGACACTATCGAGGTGGCTTATCTCGACGGGATGGATACGCCATATCTTGAGCAGCAGGAGGGCTTCACCGTTGATGGTATCGCCTGGAAGGTGCGCATCGATGCAGGTGTGGCTGCGCTGGACTACCGCGGGCTGGTCAAATCGAGTGGGGCATAAGAGCAGAGGGGCGGCCACGGCTGCCCATTTCTCGTGGGTCCTCCGGGCGGGGCGACCTTCCACGGGGCGGCGCGCTCGCGGGAAACGGCTGGTTTTTGAATTCTAAGGTCATCATCATCATTCGCTAACCGATTGATTTTAAATACATGAGAATCTTAAAAAGTGGCAATGATGATGGTTTGTATGTTTTTTGTTCATCATCATCGGGGGGATGGTGAAAACAATACGGCTGACAATTACTGAACTGGCCGACGTCACCGGGATTCACCGACAGACGGTCTCAAAGCGCCTGCAGGATATTCCGCCTGAGTCGGGCAGCAGCTGTAAGAGAAAGTATTACGACCTAAAAATAGCATTGGCGGCAATTTACTTTAAAGGAGAAATACAGAATGCAAAGTAAAGAAGTGATGACCCGTATTGAACTTAGTGGTGTATTAGCTAAGACGTTCGGCCGTGTTCACCACCGAGTAATCAGAACGACTCAGGAAGCAGGCGTGGCATTAGCGGCGACAATTCCGGGTTTTGAGAGATTCATGATTGATAGCAAAGATAAGGGGCTGACCTTTGCTGTTTTCAGGGGCAAGAGAAATATTGGCGCCGATGATTTGGGTTATCCGGTAACGGGTGAGGCTATTCGCATTGTCCCGGTTATTGCCGGCAGCAAAAAATCCGGTTTGCTTCAGACAATAATGGGTGCCGTGCTCGTCGCCGCGGGAGCTATTGCAACCTTTGTTTTCGATCAGCCATGGGGTGTTAACCTGATGGTCGCTGGTGGCTCTATGATGGCTGGCGGTGTTATCCAGATGCTTTCCCCTCAACCCGGAGGTTTAGCCCGTAAAGAGTCCTCCGATAATAAAGCCAGCTATGCCTTTGGCGGTGTCACTAATACAGCCTCGCAGGGCTACCCGGTAGGCCTTCTATACGGCAAACGCCGAATTGGTGGCGCAATTATCTCCGCTGGTATCTATGTGGAGGATCAGCTTTGACAAATCAGGTGAGACTCTGGCCGGAAGGAGAGGTATTTACCCGTAAGGTGATGATACCGACAAATTACGATCCACTACCCGTTGAGGTGGTTTATGTTGTCCCACCGTTCGAAGTCGTCGTTGCTCTATGGCAGAACAAGGAGCATGAAAAAACTTACCCACTGTTCCGGCAGTTTATTCAGGGCTGGAGTCTGGAAAAAAAACTCACTGATAACGTACTTAAAGCCTTTTTGAGAGCTTACCCGGGAACTGCAAATAAAATTATGCATGGCTGGCAGGAACATATGCAAAGCGCACTTACGGAAAATGAGCATCTTTTTGCTATGCAGAGCCAGACCATTAACTGAGTCGGAGGGACGATGTTAAAACATGAAACTCTAATAGCTGCAATTGAGACCGCTGCGGATCTGCGTGGATTCAGTCTTAATGGGCAGGAGCGGCTGGTTATCCGCACCCGTGTTGATACTGCACTGGCAGCTAAAGCACGATACCCTAGGCGGATGGCGGCCAGTACTTTCCACTGGCAGAAGCCCATTCCGCCAAGATAGGGCAGACGGTTAAAATCCATAAATCAGCTGTTGAATTATTGAATTTTAACCATATTTATAAGAGGGACTTCACTCAAAAAAGGTAACTTTGATGGCCGGACAATTAGACGAAGCAGCAAAACAGATTTTGGGTACCTTACTGGCAGATTTTACAGATCGTGGGTTAACTGCACAGGATTTAAAAAATGGTTATGAAGGCCCGAATATCAATGCGCTAGCGACTGCAGTATGCAACGTCGCTGATTTTACATCTGTAGATTTTGAAGTTGCCTTTGGCGATCTCGAAAAAGGTAAGCTAATCGGAACCGGGCCAATGAAAATGTTTGATAATGATCACAATAGTTCTGTGGTCATCATTGGTTCTTATAGTCTACGTGAGTTCGTTTATTTGACGGAGGCTGGATACAAGGAGTCCAGAAAAGTACCAAACCGCCCGCAACGTGTTCAACGCATAGTCAATAATCTGACTATCACCGGCGGTCATTTCAGCAATACGCAATTAGGGCAGGGGGAGGTCGTCTCTCAGGCTCAAAACATTACAAGCAGTTCCGATTCTGAAATAGTTTCAAAGTTGATTTCCATCCTTGAAGAACAGGGGCAGGTAGTTAACAGCGCTCATCGCTCTGATATTGAAGCAGCTGTCGCAGCAGCTAATGAAGGTGATGGTAAAGAAGCCAAATCTTTACTGGCTAAGGTTTGCGGCCCGGCCTGGGAATCCATACAACCGGTTATGTGGCCGATCGTTGGTGAGTTAGTGAAAAGAAGTCTTGGTCTTTAA